AGAACCAAAAACTTTTTTAATAAACGACCCCGAAAAATCAGTAGAACAAGTAGAAAATGCTGGTCTTAAATTTCCTCTTATCTTAAAAACTTTAAGAGGTAGTAAAGGTGTCGGTGTATTGTTTGTTGAGAGTGCTAAATCTTTAGACAGTATAGTACAACTAATTAACAAACAAGATGAAGACGCAGATTTATTAGCACAACAATATATCAAAACAGACTATGATGTTAGAGTACATGTATTAGGTGGTAAAGTGATTGCAGCTATGAAACGACCAGTTATCGAAGGAGATTTCAGGTCAAATGTATCACAAGGTTCAGAACCAGAAAACATAGAGTTAACAGAATTAGAAATAGAAGAAAGTCTTAGAGCTGCTAAGGCAGTAAATGGTACATGGTCGGCGGTTGATTTTATACCTAGTAAAAATAGAGAAAAAGAACCACCATTTATGTTAGAGGTGAACTCATCACCTGGAACTGAAGGAATTGAAGATGCGAGCAATCAAAACATATCTCGTGAGGTTATCCAGCACTTTGCTGATAAAACAAATAGATATAAAACTCCAACAGAGTGCGGTTACAAAGAAGTGGTCAACATCAAACCTTTCGGAGAAATCATTGCTAAGTTTGATACGGGTAATTCTGGCATGCCAGTTATACATGCTGATAAGTTTTCAGTATCCGGTAGACAAATTAGATGGTCTCTTCTCGGTAAAACAATAACTTCTAATATTGTCCGTAAAGAAGAAATCAAAGTTGGTGGGTTAAGAGATTATGATGAAGACCGATATGTCGTAAAACTAGATGTAGAATTCGCAGGTGGATTGTATAAAGATGTAGAATTTACCTTAGATGATAGAGATGAGAGAACTCTTATCTTATTAGACCGTGCATTTATGAATACATTAAATGTCATGGTAAACCCACAAAGAAAATATGTAATAACAACCAAATACAGCTTGCCAAATTAGGCAAGAAGTGTTATAATGTTTAAATAATGAAGGAGTGAATATGAAGAATGTTAAAATAATTCGTTTGGCAACAGGCGAAGATGTAATTGGTGATATCGAAGTGACGGATACCGAAGTTAAGGTTAAAAAGTCTTTCGTATTGATACCAAGACAACAGGCACCAGGACAACCTGTACAATTGATGTTGTCACCATGGCAACCATATACAGATGATGCCGAAATCACAGTAGATAAAGATAAAGTTATCACTATGATTAATCCTAAAAAAGATATTGCAGATAACTATGCTGAAAATACTTCAGGTCTTATCAAAGCAACACCATCACAATCAAAACTCATAACTGAAGCTAAATTGCCGAAAGTATGATAACCATTTTCTTTCACAGAGAAGTGGGGGAAGTTACTTATGTTCAGAAAGTCAAAGTACCAGAAGGAACGACACTCATGGAGGCCGCTAAATTTCACTCGGATCCTCCCATTGAAGAAATACCAGCAACTTGCGGTGGTACTTGCTCGTGTGGTACTTGTCATGTTTATATTGGAGATATGTGGCTTGACAAACTTGGTCAAATAGATTATAATACTCCTGAAATCGACTTATTGGAATATAAGAAAGGTTACAAGCCAGGTGTAAGCAGGCTGGCCTGTCAAATTGAATTAAATAAAGACCATAATGGTCTAATTGTTATGTTGAGGAATGATGAACTTTTATAAAAATGTTATAGAACACCGTGGTAAACTTCTTGTACGAGGTATTAAGAATGGTAAAGATTATAAACAGAGAATGGATTTTATGCCTACTCATTATTCTCTTACCAATGAACAATCGCCTTATAAAAATCTACAAGGACAAAACCTAAAACCTTTTACTTTAGATAATATCTTTGATGCTAGGCGTTTTCGTAAAGAGATGACCGAGTTAAGGTCACCTGTTTATGGTTTAGAAAGATATCATTATCAGTATATCGGTCAAGAATATCCTAACGATATTGAGTGGTCAAAAGACTTGATTAAGATTTTCACAGTTGACATTGAAACAACTTGTGAAGCAGGTTTTCCTGATGTAGAAAATCCACAAGAAACAATTATTTGTCTTACAGTAAAAAATCAATCTAACAAACAAATCATCACATGGGGTATCGGTGAATATAAGAACGATAGACCAGATGTGACTTATGTTTATTGTAAACATGAGAAAGAATTAATATTTCAGTTTATGAAATTCTGGATTAAAAATTATCCAGATGTTGTCACTGGTTGGAATTGTAAATTCTTTGACATGCCATACTTGATGAATAGAATTAAAGCAATTGCAGGTAGTGAAGTGGCAAACAAAATGTCACCTTGGAATATTGCAGAAGCTAAAGAAGTCAGAACACAAGGTCGTGTACAAACTGTATATGATATCAAAGGTGTTGCTGTACTAGATTACCTTGACTTGTATAAGTGGTTTATACCAACAAGACAAGAGAGTTACAAACTAGATTTCATTGGCGAACTAGAACTAAAACAACCAAAGAATGAAAACCCTTTTGGCACATTCAAAGAATTTTATGAGAAAGACTTTCAAAAGTTTGTTGATTACAACATACAAGATGTTGAGATTGTTGATAAGCTAGAAGATAAACTTGGTCTTATTGACCTGTCACTTACTGTTGCATATGAAAGTAAGGTAAACTATGATGATATATTCTCACAAGTTAGAGTGTGGGATACTTTGATTGCAAACTATTTGATGGAGAGAAAGATATGTGTACCACCTAGAGAAGAACACTCAAAGGATTCCAAGTATGAGGGTGCATATGTAAAAGACCCTATACCTGGTCAACACAAGTGGATAGTTTCATTTGATATCAACTCTCTATATCCACATATTCTTATTCAATACAATATTTCACCAGAAAAACTATATGGTTCTGCTGATACTATTCCTGGTGTTGAGAAGATGCTTAACAAAGAACTTGATTTAGATTATCTCAAAGAGAATGACCTGACCATGACACCAAATGGTGCAATGTTCAAACGAGATAGTCAAGGTTTTCTATCTGAGATGATGGAGAAGATGTACAAAGAACGAGTTGTTTACAAAAAACGAATGATTAAGGCGAAGATTGAATTTGAAAAGACCGGTGATGTTTCTCTTAAAAGAGAGATTGCTCGATGCCACAATATTCAATGGGCAAGAAAGATTGCCTTGAACTCAGCTTATGGTGCAGTAGGTAATCAATACTTTAGATATTATGATGTAAGACAGGCTGCTGGTATCACAACTGCTGGTCAGTTTATTATTCGTTTTGTTGAAAACCACATGAACAATTATCTAAACAAAATTCTAAAAACAGATGGTGATGATTATGTTGTTGCCTCAGATACAGATAGTATCTATGTTCGACTTGATAAGTTAGTTGATGCAACATGTCAAGGTAAATCAGATGACCAGATTGTAGATTTTCTAAACAAGGTTTGTGAACAGAAGTTTGAACCAGAAATCGAAAAGTGGTTTACTGAACTATCAGATTATTCTAACGCATTTAAAAATGCAATGGTAATGAAACGAGAAGTTATCGCCAACAAAGGTATTTGGATTGCCAAGAAAAGATATATGCTGAATGTACTAGACGAAGAAGGCGTAAGACTTGCTAACCCTAAATTAAAACTTATGGGTATAGAAGCAGTCAAGTCTAGTACACCTCAGGTGTGTCGTGGTAAAATTAAAGAAGCCATCACTGTGATTATGAGTAAAGAACAAACTGATTTACATAAACACATTGCAGACTTTAGAAAAGAATTCATGCAGTTACCAGCAGAAGCAGTATCGTTTCCAAGGTCTTGTAATAATCTTAGAAAATACCGTGATGCAAGTAATATCTTTATCAAAGGCACACCAATACATGTGAAAGGTGCATTGATATATAACCATAAGATTGAAGAACTAGGATTGCAGAGTAAGTATCCTCTGATACAAGAAGGCGACAAGATTAAATTTATCAAATTAATTCCTGCCAATCCTTTCAAGTTTGATGTGATTAGTTATGTGACTACATTGCCAGAAGAGTTTAAATTACAAGAGTATGTTGACTATAATATAATGTTTGACAAGACTTTCTTAGACCCAATGCGTTTTATCCTAGATGCAATTGGTTGGAAACCAGAACCAACCGCTAACCTGGAGGCATTCTTTGGATAGTTTTGGCTTGCCATTAGCAATATTATATAGTATAATACCCTTATTATTGATGGCAATTTTATTATG